ATCCAGTAACGTTATTTTGTGGTCCCGTAACAACGTAGGCATTCCACACTGGAAAATGTGTACTTAATCCCCCGTTCTTATAGGGAGGAGTACTGCTCTTCACAGCACAACATGACAACACTAGCTCATCAGAGCCACTCTCCCACAAGAGTCTTTTTATTGTCATGAGTTTCCCAATCCACCGTAAACCTCTCCCCCCCTTCCGCCCTCCATTAACGCCGTTGAAACCTGGTCAACAGCGCCGTAAACCAATTCCAGTCCCTCCACCGAACGCCCCGCGTGTCGCGACAAGATCAAAATCTTCTAAGAAGAAGAACAAAGTCATGAACCCATCAACAAGTGGACCTGCACTCTCCCCGTGCGCGTACAAATTTGCTGTTGCTTGTTCAGACCCATGGCACCCCGACGCCCGGGGTGCATGTGTCCCGGTTTCCCCATCCATTCCCACGTTTAAGACCGCCACCTTCGGTCGTACAACGTGTGCTATTGGAACAACCGGGTTTGGTTTCGTCTACATCACACCGAGCGTGGCCAACGATGTCCCTAGTTTTTACTGCTCCACAACCTCATTTGCTGGAGTCTCCCCCGTCTTCTTGACTGCCAACAGTACCCTTGCTGTTGGTGTCGCCAGAGCGAACATGCCAACCCCATACACCTCCGCCCTCGTCATGGATGGCATTGGTCCCGATGGAAAGGCCACGCTTCTCGGTCGCATAGTCTCGGTGGGTGTAAAAATTTCGTACACCGGTACCACCAACAACGAAGGTGGCTCGTACAGCTGCTATTTCCCAACATTGCATGATAACGCAACCGTAACCGGTTCCGTGAACGCAACGTTGAATAGCCTTCTGGAAACAGAAGTGTCGACAACGACAAGACGTCCGTGCACCGGAGTGATGTCCCCTACAAATACTGAAGAGAGTACCTTCTTCGATGACAGCCGTCGGTATTCTACCGATCAAGCTGCCGTTCGGACTCGTCTTTGTTATCCCTTATCCAACGGTGTCCAAACGCTGTACCAGACCTTCCCTGCTACATCGTATACAGACATCCAAGGCTCGATATTCGTCGGTGCCCCGGTTGGATTGATAACAATGGTTGGTACCCCGGGTAACACCTTCACTCTTGAGTATATTGCACATCTCGAATACAGTGGAACTTCCGTCACCGCCCAGACGACACAAACGATGGCTGACAACGACGGTTACGACCTCGTTGTTTCTGCAGTCACCCGTGCTAAAACGATCAACTCGACTTCTGTCGCTAAGAAGTCCATCCGTTCATCTTTTTGGGAAGCACTAAGTGTCGTCGCCAAAGAACTTCGCCCTATCGCCCTTGGTGCCCTTAAGCAAGGTGCCTATGCCGCAGCAGTTGCACTGCTCTAATTAAGCGCAACAATTCACCCTGAAATGGGTCCTTAGTAGCTAACAGTAGCCACACCCGGAAAGTGTCTCTTTAAGTGTCATGGCAGAAGTAACAAAAGCTTCTGTATTTGGTGCACGAAAATGGCGCGACAATCAAAGGAGGGCAGCGGCTCCCTCCCACATCCCCCGAGAAGAGAAGGAGTCTCGTTACGTGGATGTGCCTCGACGCAAAAAGAACCCGGCCAGACCGAGAGCATTACCCTTCCTTGGCAAGAGAGGGTACGTGTTATCAACGTCTGAATTCAACATGCTCGACCGCATCATGGACGCGCCAAGATTGAACCGACGGATGAACTACTTTTCAAGTACGATTCTCTATCGAATTCTCTTCGCGCCCATGAGAAGAGCATCTCTCAAGAAAGTCAAATTCTTGAAGGTTAGGGTTAGTAAAAAGAACGCCAAAAGAAAATCCACTTTTGTGCCCCCAGAGTTTCGACCAATTGACATGTCCGAAGTAAGTACGGCATTCCACAATTTGGTCAACAAAAATTTCGATTTTGGACCCTGGAGTTCTTTCCCTCCTCCCAAACACTTATTAACCCGAGATGTTTTCATGAACATACGGATCAACGGTGCTTCGGACGACGGATTCTTCGACACTTCAATCGACGCCATGGTCAACCCCGTGACCAAGGTTATCTATGGAACCAACAACCATAGACTGAAGAGTCGTAATAATCGAGCGGCGCGCCGAGCGCTATTACAGCTCGAACGAAAATCTGGAGAAAAGCCTGGTAAGCTTTTCGAGCCTCCAGTCGTCGTTCCCTTGAACGGCGAGGTCACTGGCAAGGATGATGTACTCCGCATCTTCCATCTCGCCGGACCGGTGTACCAAGAATTCCATCTCTTATCTGACGCCACTGTCATTTGCACTGTTGAGATGAGAAATAACTTGTACATTTTACCCCCAAAGGTTATCAGCAAAGACGAGTTCCTACGATGGGCCAGGTCCCTGCCTGACTCTACAATCATAGAGCACGACTTTGTCGTTGTATCCGACCTAAACGGAAACAATGGCTCGAGCACCAACACTGACGATGTTGAATCCTCGACTGGTAAATCTTCTGGGAAGGACTCTCAAGCAGAGAGAGCCAGGGCTAACAAGGAGTCCAAGAACCACCAACATTCCCGACCGCTAACAGCTGGCATCGATAGGGCACTGTCACAGCTCCCTTCGGTCAGTTCAACGATTAGCACCGTGAATGTAACTCGACCAACCGGTCAACGCGATTTCGTTTACCTCAAAGACAAACGCGTTCCCGTGGAAGAGTGGAATGGTCCTTTGCCACGCGCTACCTCGCGCGTTTGGATCCCGAAAAGTTACCCTGCCGCCCCCGAGGAAACCAAGCCCCCCTCTACCTCATCGCTAACCCAGAGCGAGCGCCAAGAAAAAGAGAAGATCGAACTCCCCGATCTTCCTGAACCTGTCTTAAAGGTCATACCAACTATGCGTAATAAGAAGACCTCAATCTTCCGTTATGCGTATTACTGGTACTGTCTATTCTATGACTTGTTCCGTCTTCTTTTCTTGATTCCCGTTCTGGCACCTCTCCTTATCACGACACCATTATACGGTATCCTTGGCCCGTGGTTGTTTGCACCCTCGAAAATCTTTCCGATCATCTCGGATAGTGATCGCGCAGACAAAATCACGACGTACAAGTATCTACCAGATATGTCTGAGTTTATGGAAAGGTATAATGCGACGATCACCGCTCCCGTTTACGCTGATCTTGAACACCATCTAGTTGGGCGTTCTATCGGTGCCAAACCTAGCGATGGGCATTTGGATCTTATGAAGGAGCGAGCTCTTCTCTTCATCTCCACTCGGTACAAAGATGGCGCTAGTCTTGTTAATCACAAGATTTTAGTGAACACCTGTGTATCCGCCCTCTCCCAGGTCTACATCTTGAGGAAAGTTAGTCAGGAACACGGCGCCTTCGGCACCGGTATCCCGACGCTTCCTCACCACTAGGTCAGGTGGGGGTTCGGTGGGCAAGACGTCGTTGTGAATGCCCCCATTCTCCGGATGACGCCTAGCTTCCGCCCACCACTGGAGATGGCGTGTGTGGTTGACCACACACTGCTATCCCCTTCCTTCCTCCAATCACCACAAACGATGGCAGCCCTTTCATCAGGGTTGCTAAACGTCGATTACTCGCCAAATTTTACTATCTCTGATAGTTATTACAACCGCGAGTATCGCACGGTTCACGGACCGTTCTTTCATTTGGATGAGTTGGATTTCCCAGGAAAGGGATCAGACGAACATCGTGTTGCTATGCAACGCATGATTGGTTTGAGAGCCCCAGAAAAAGCTGGTTATTCTGGCGAGTTGAGAGATTCTCAATTCGAGATACCAGTTCGGTATGGTCCTGAACTACTCAAGTTCCGCGAACATATCGATCAGTACATCTGCGATCAAGACGCAGATGAAATGTACGAACAGTGGTACACTGCCCCGCATACTAAGCGCAAGCTCCGCATAAGTACTGCAGGTCAGATCCTCGACGATCCAGGTGTTGATTGGCGAGGATACGTAGATTACAAACTCAAGGCTGGAGAACCTCTACGCCCCGGTAAGAAACGAGCTATAGGAGATCTTGGAGCAGTGCGCACCCAAATGAGCGCGTACTTTATCGACGCTATCAAGGAAGCATGGGCCATCCCGTATATCCATGGTAGCGTTAGATCGACCTTTATCAAGAGCGCCTCTCATGAGAACATGATGTGCGCCTTTGGATGGCTCATCAAACCGGAATACATTGAGTTTATCTACCACTCGGACGATTCGTGCGTCGCTGCACAATGTTCCGACGGCATCCTTCGAATTAACGGGGATGTCAAATCGTGTGACGGCAGTCATTACGATCCCTTTATCAACTGTTTTGAGGACTTTTTGTTAAGTTCGCAGTTCGGTCGATTCTCTGAACCATTGAAAAGAGCTTTCATTAGCTTAGGTGAACCTTTGCGTTTCCGGAACCCAGAAACACCATCGGAGAAAATCATCTATCGTTTCACCACGAAACGTCTTTATTCAGGGAGCGTCCTTACGACAATCATGAACAATTTCGCAAACTTACTCATCTCAATTGAGTTGGCTATGTCGGTCCCAGATTCGACTAAGCTAACATGCAAGGAGATGATGTGCGCCTACGTCACTGCAGGCGCTAAATGTGGCTACATGCTTAAAGCCCAAGAGTGTGAGTGCATCGAGGACATCCAGTTCTTGAAATGTTCTCCCACCTTAGTCGACAATCAGATACTCTACTTCAAGAACCTTGGAGTGTGGTTTCGTGGATTCGGCTCATTTAAAGGCGATTTACCCGGTAAAGGAGACCTTGAAATTCGAGGTCGAGCGTTTAACAGCGACGTTATACGTTCAAGAAAAGGTTGGGGTAATCATTCGGTTAACCGGGCATTCCAGAGCACCACTTGCGCTGGAACTTTGATGGAATCTTCCGCCATGTACAGAGATATTTTCACCTCTGACATGTGTGCGGAAGATGCCAACATCCCAGATTCAAACATTTGTGCTAGGTACAAGTGTTCTGAAGCCGAACTCCGCGATCTGTGCGCCATCATCGCGTCCGCACAGATCGGAGATCACATTAGTAGTCGTCTCGTGAATCAGATTTACGAGATGGATTATTAAAACCCACCACACGCTAAGCATCGTTTCTGCTTCCTTTTGGCTGTTCAGTATCCAAATTGTATATACCTCCTCATAAGCAACTGATAGGGAATTCTTGGAAAGAAACAAATAGGCAGTTATGCTGACCTGTACCCCC